TTTAGATATTATCTCTGAGTTTAGTACACAGAAAAACGAACACAACAAAACGCCTTTTAACTTTGAATTTAAAGACGATCCTACTCCCCATGAAATTAATATTTTAAAAACTCAATTACAACAATGGTGTAAATTAAATGAGTTTGATACTAGAGTTTTTAAAATATTTCGCAATACTATCAAATACGGCGATCAACTATTTGTAAGAGATCCTGAAAACTTTAAACTATATTGGGTAGATATGGTTAAGGTTATTAAGGTAATCGTAAATGAAAGTGAAGGTAAATTACCTGAACAATATGTTCTTAAAGACATTAACATTAATTTACAAAATCTTTCAGTGGCACAAAAAACTAATACAGACTTTGCTGCTAATCCAGCAACTGGTCTAGGTGGAACAGGCGGTGGCACAAACACACCATATACAGTGCCAGCAATGCCCTACAATACTACTGGCAGTAGATTTACATTAGGGCAAAGTGAATCAGCCATTGACGCTAAGCACATAGTACATTTAAGTTTAACAGAAGGTCTAGATCGTTTTTGGCCTTTTGGTCAATCTATCTTAGAAAACGTCTTTAAAGTTTATAAACAAAAAGAATTGTTAGAAGATGCGGTTCTAATCTATCGTGTACAGCGAGCACCTGAGCGTAGAGTATTTAAAATTGACGTTGGTAATATGCCTAGTCATATGGCTATGAGTTTTGTTGAACGTATTAAAAATGAAATTCATCAACGTAGAATACCTAGCTTGTATGGTGGGCAAAGTATTGTAGATGCTACATACAATCCTCTTTGTTTGGATTTAGAAACCAAGATACCTTTACTGGATGGACGAACATTAAAATTACAAGAGATAATTAATGAATTTGAAGCAGGTAAAGAGAACTGGGCATATAGTTGCGATCCACAAACAGGTAAAGTAGTGCCTGGTGTTATTAATTGGGCAGGTATTACTAGAAAGAATACCGAAGTAATTGAATTAACTTTTGATAATGGAAAAACTCTTGTTTGTACACCAGATCATAAAATTCCTGTATTTGGTAAAGGGTTTGTTGAAGCTAAGGATTTAACTGAAAATGATAGCTTGATAGCATTCAACACTAAAAATGTTCCTATATCTGGTGGTAAGACTAACGAGTACCAACAAGTTTTTGATCACGAGAGTAAAAAATGGATTTGGACTCACAGAATGGTAGGTGAGTTTTTTAGAGAGTTAGGCAAGCATCAAGAATTCAGTTATCTACCTGAAAACGCAATGAAGCCTAGGACTGTGATTCACCATAAAGATTCTAATAGATTTAATAACGATCCTATAAATCTTACTTATATGGAAAAAGAAGATCATATATTGTATCATGCAGCACAAAAGAAAGATTTTTGGATCACAATGAGTGACGAGTATCGTCAACAGATAACTTCTAAGATTTCTAACACTTTAAAAGAAAATTGGAAAAACTTGACCGAAGAAGAAAGATTAATTGGACTTTGGAATATTCGCCAAGCTCAACAAAAAGCTGTTTGGATGCGAACCAATGATGTTCAAGTTGCTGCTAATTATAAAGAACATATGCGAAAGGCAAGAAAAAAATATCTTGCTGAGAATCCAAAGGCTTTAGCACAAACTAAAGCTAATTGTGAATACAGAGTTAAGATTAAAAATCAACCTGTTAATTTAACTTTTGACATGTTGCAACGAGTATCTGAAATTGTAAAAAGTGGCAGTTTTACTAAGAATGAAGCATTGACCAAATGTGATACTGACACTAAGTTATTGAGTTTAGTTAAAGAAGCAAATTCTATCCCGCTTGACTATAAGAATGCCCAATGTAAAATAAACTTTGACAAATTTGGTTATAGTAAAATGGATCGTTTATTAACTAAATTTGGTTATAAAAATTGGAAACAATTTGTAAAAGAAATTAATAACTTTAATCATCGTGTAGTTAAAATCCGTAAAATTGCAAATAGAGACACCGGTACTATAACTATTGATGGATTGCACAAATGGCATGATTTCCATACTTTTGCCATAGATTCTGGTATATTTGTCAAGAATTCAATGAACGAAGATTACTTCTTTCCTGTAACAGCAGATGGTAGAGGGTCTTCGGTTGACTTATTACAAGGTGGTCAAAATCTAGGTGAAATTGACGATTTAAAATACTTTAACAATAGATTAGCACGTGGTCTACGTGTTCCAAGTTCATATTTACCAACTGGTCCTGATGACAGTGATAGACCAATGAGCGACGGTCGTGTTGGTACCGCTCTAATTCAAGAATATAGATTTAATCAATATTGCGAAAGATTGCAAAATTATATTGCAATGAAACTAGACCAAGAATTTAAACTATTCTTAAGATGGCGCGGATTTAACATTGATTCAGGTTTATTTAATTTACAGTTTAATCCTCCGCAAAACTTTGCATCTTATCGTCAAAGTGAATTAGATACTGCAAGAGTTACTGTTTTTGCTCAAATGGAAGCGCTACCATATATTTCAAAACGTTTTGCTTTAGAAAGATTCTTGGGCTTAAGTGAAGAAGAAATTAATAGAAACGAAAAAATGTGGCGTGAGGAAAATAATAAAGAAGAAGATGAAACACCAAAAGGTAATGATTTACGTAATATTGGTGTTTCAATTGGTGACATGGAAGGTGATGAGCAAACAGCAGCAGATATAGAGGAAGCACCACCTGAAGAAGCCGCAGGTGGTACACCTGCTTCACCTGAGGTAGTAGGCCCAGTTCAATCAGCAGGTGGTGCACCACAAGCTGGCGGCGTTGCACCTGGTTAACTAGATAAATAGATATTATGATACTACTAGAATTATTTGACCCGGCTGTACAAGGATTTCAGGATATTGAAGCTGACAATAGTAAACCTGTTTGGCGTACCTCTAGGAAAACTAAGCTTACACTAAAACAAATAAGAAAATTGAGAAGAATGTTAGATGTAAGATCCTATGAAAAAAGAACTTATTTGAAAAAAATTCAAAGTCAATATGGTCCTCAAGCTAGTGCTGAAGGCGCAGCACCAACATTATAAATCTTAGATAATTCTATTAAAAAGGGGCTTACGCCCCTTTTTTGCTTATGTCTAATGAAAATGTGAAAAATACGTACTTATAACGCACTTTTCTTAGCTATGCACTAAATAATTCTACGTAAGCCATTTCTATTCAGGAGAACAAATAATGGACCACAAGAAATTTGAAAAACTCATTGATCTTATTATCAATGAGAATGAAGAACAAGCCCGTGAATTATTTCACGATATCGTTGTAGAAAAATCCCGTGAAATCTACGAATCTATCATGGAAGAAGAAATGATGGATGATAGCATGGGTGGCCAAGTTGGTGATCTACTGGACGAAATCAACGTTGACGAAGCCGGCGGCGTTTACGAAGATGAAGAAGATGATGATGATTTAGATGACATGTTAGACAGTGATGACGAAGAAACAGAAGTCATTGACATTGAAGACGAAGGCGATGACGAAGATCACGATGCAGTTGAAGATGCTGTTATCCGTATTGAAGACAAGCTAGACCAGTTAATGGCTGAGTTTGAAGATATCATGGGCGGCGGCGATGATGAATCTGACTCTGAGTTTGATGATGATGCTGAAGAAGATGGCAAAGATTTAACACGTGACATGGAACAAGATCGTGACGAAGAAGAGGCTATGATGGAAAACGTTCAACTACAAAAAGTTAGCGTTACCCATGGTGACAACGGCGTTCAAAAGCGTAGCACAGTAGATGCTAACTCTGGACAAGCTGGAATGGCCAGTCGTCCTGTTAAGTTCTCTGGTTATGCTGAATCAGATCCCACTGGTCCTAAACAGCCACATGACTACTTGACAAAAGGCGAAGGCCAAGTTAAGGGTGCTGGTTCATTCAAGAATGTACCAGGACAGAAGTCACAGGATCTATCTAGCGCACCTAAAGCAGTTACAAAAGACGCTGCTACAGGTACTCGTAGTCCAGTAGCTGAATCACGTAAACGTAGATAATTAGAGAATAGAATGGCTTATCTCAAAGAACATTTAACATTCGACCGCGCTAATATGGTGGTCGAGTCGTTAGATGATGCTAACGGAAAGTCTCTATACATGAAAGGGATTTTCATTCAAGGCGGGGTTAAAAATGCCAATGAGCGCATTTACCCCGTTGCTGAAATTGAAAATGCTGTACAAACTCTTAATGAACAAATGGCAGAAGGTCATTCTGTATTAGGTGAAGTAGATCACCCAGATGACCTCAAAATCAATTTGGATCGTGTATCACATATGATTACTAGCATGTGGATGGATGGTGCAAATGGTTTTGGTAAACTAAAGATTCTTCCAACTCCCATGGGTCAGTTAGTAAAGACCATGTTGGAGAGTGGTGTGAAACTCGGCGTATCCAGTCGTGGTAGCGGTAACGTGAACGACATGGATGGCAAGGTCAGTGACTTTGAAATAGTCACTGTGGATATTGTTGCTCAACCAAGTGCACCAAATGCTTATCCTAAAGCAATTTATGAAGGTATGCAGAATATGAAATACGGTCATAAAGTTTTAGAAATTGCAAAAGATGCTAAGGGCGACAAGAAGGTACAGAGATTTCTTAAGGAGGAAGTTAAACGCCTCATTAAGGATCTCAAAATATAAAAAGGGGATCAGTAATGTTAGACGCATTAAAACCATTACTTGAGAGCGGACTTATTAATGAAGACGTGGGCCAAGAATTAAACGAAGCCTGGGAATCAAAGTTAGTCGAGGCCCGTGAGCAAGTTCGTGCAGAACTCAGAGAAGAGTTTGCACAACGTTATCAACATGACAGAAGCGTGATGGTTGAAGCCCTTGATCGTATGGTAACAGAAAGTCTTAAAGGTGAAATCGCTGAATTTCACTCAGAAAGACAATCAATCAACGAAGACCGTGTAAGAGCACAACAACAATTGCGTGAAAGTGCAACAAAATTTAATGATTTCATGGTTACAAAACTAGCCGAAGAAATCAAAGAATTGCGTAGTGATCGCCAAGTGCAAAAAGAAAGTCAACAAAAGCTAGAACAATTCGTTGTTCATGCTCTTGCAAGAGAAATTAAAGAATTCTCTCAAGACAAAAAGGCTGTTGTTGAAGCTAAGGTCAAATTGGTTTCCGAAGGTCGTAAACAACTTGAAGCACTGAAATCTAAGTTTATCAAAGAAAGTGCTACAAGATTGAATACAATCGTTACCGGTCACTTAAGAAGTGAAATGACACAACTTAAGGAAGACATCAAGGCTGCCCGCGAAAATAATTTCGGGCGTAGACTATTTGAAGCATTTGCAAGTGAATTTTCAACTACTCATCTAAATGAGAAGTCTGAAACTCGTAAGTTAGTGGCTAGGTTAACTGAAAGAGAAAGACAGTTGGCTGAATCTATTAACCAAATAAAAACAACTAAGCAATTAGTTGAACAAAAGGATCGTGAAGTTCGTATTATTCGTGAATCTAATCTGCGTGAAAAAACAATGAGCGAATTACTTGCCCCATTGAACAAAGAGAAGGCACAGGTAATGGCGAGTTTACTAGAAAGTGTCCAAACACCAAAGCTAAAGGCCACTTTCGACAAATATTTACCAGCAGTTCTTAATAATGGCGCTGTAAAAGCTCAGTCAAAAGCTAAGCTTGCAGAATCCATGATTACAGAAGCAACTGGTGATAAAACTGCCAAGGTAGAGGTTGAGGTCGAAGAACGTGACAACGTGATAGCGATCAAACGTCTGGCAGGGCTTTAAGACATAGATTAGGAGAAAATAAAATGTCAAAAGTACTCTTAGAAAGCCGTTGGGGAGAGACCAAAGAGGCCCTGTTAGAAGGCTTAAAAGGCACTCGCCGCTCAACAATGGGTGTTATCTTAGAAAACACCAAAAAGCAACTCCTTGCTGAATCTACAGCAGGTACAACTACAGCTGGTAATATCGCTACTCTAAACCGTGTGATTCTTCCAGTTATCCGTCGTGTTATGCCAACTGTTATCGCTAATGAGTTGGTTGGTGTTCAGCCAATGACTGGCCCAGTTGGTCAGATCCATACACTACGTGTTCGTTATGCGAACAATTTAGCAGACTCTAGTGCTGCTCAGACAAGCGTAACAGCTGGTCAAGAAGCACTAAGCCCATTCTTAATTGCACAGGCTTATTCACGTACCCCACTAGGAACTGATTCAACAAGTTTCTATACAGGTAATGATACCGCTGCTCTAGAAGGCAATGGCGGTAAGCAAATTTCCGTGCAAATCTTAAGACAGGCTGTTGAAGCTAAATCACGTAAGTTACAAGCACGTTGGACATTCGAAGCTGCACAAGACGCTCAATCACAACATGGTATTGACGTTGAAGCAGAAATCATGGCTGCTCTAGCACAAGAGATCACCGCTGAGATCGACCAAGAAATCCTCTTGTCACTCGCAACTCTTGCTTCTACAGAGTTTACATTCAACCAAGCTACTGTATCTGGTACAGCTACATACGTTGGTGACGAACACGCTGCTCTAGCTGTTCTTATCAACCGTGTTGCTAACTTGATCGCACAACGTACCCGTCGTGGTGCTGGTAACTGGGCTGTTGTATCACCAGCTTCTTTAACAGTTCTTCAGTCTGCTACAACTAGTGCGTTTGCTCGCACAACAGAAGGTACATTTGAAGCTCCAACAAACACTAAGTTCGTTGGTACTCTAAATGGTGCTATGCGTGTATTTGTTAACTCTTATGCACCTGACACACAACCTGTTCTAGTTGGCTACAAAGGTTCAAGCGAGACAGACGCAGCCGCGTTCTATTGCCCATATATTCCTTTGATGAGTTCTGGAGTTGTTCTTGATCCAACAACGTTCGAACCAGTCGTGTCATTTATGACAAGGTATGGCTACATAGAATTAACAAATACTGCAAGTTCTTTCGGGAATGCCGCGGATTATGTTGGAGAGATAGCTGTACAAAATTTAACTTTTCAGTGAAATCAAGTACTTACGAGAACCACTTCACGTGGTTTCTCAACAGGAAAGGGCGCTTCGGCGCCCTTTTTTGTATCTAAAAATATTAGAACGTGATATTGTGTATAAATAATATTATGTTTACAGATAAATTTTATTCCAAAGTATATTTTTCAACAATTGAAAAAGCAAAACAACGAGGCTGGAAAAAAACTCGGGGTAGAGAACGCCATCATATTATCCCGCAATCTCTTGGCGGTAGTAATGATAAAAGTAATTTAGTTTATTTGTCTTGCCGTGAGCACTTTTTATGTCATTGGTTATTAGTAAAAATTACTGAAGGTGATAATTATCACAAGATGCGATATGCACTAATGGGAATGCGAGCAGAAAACGAACATCAAGAAAGATACCATACTGATTTGACTGCTAGGATATATGAAAAATATCGCATAGAACATGCGGATTATCATTCCAAACTAATGAAATCTAAAAATCTTATACCTTGGAATAAAGGTGGGGTAGAGATAACAGATGAGCATAGAGAAAATCTAAGAAAAGCCGCAAGAACTAGAAACATCGATCCTATCAAACAATCAGAAGGTCAACGAAAAAGAGTAGAAAAAATGTTAGGAAGAAAACAAAGCGAAGAAACTTGCCGTAATAAAAGCTTAGCACTTAAAGGTAAATTAAAAGGACCAATGAGTGAAGAAGAAAAATTAAAACGGTCATTGACACAAAAAGGTATACCTAAAGTAAAAACACATGGAGCAAATGTAGCAAACGCTGTATTGGGCAACATCAGTATCAACAATGGCGATATAGAGAAGAAAGTAAAGAAAGACAC